GTTATGGGGTAAAATGGGATATGAATACACCACAAAATATGAAAAATATGTCTGATAAATGTAAACGTATTGTTGCAACTCATTGTGAGAATAATCCAAAAGACACTGGATGTGTTGATTGGCACCCCGATAATTATGATTCTAATGAATCACAAACAAACCGCCGATATTTCCAATCAGCAGACCCTCGGTGCAAACCAGGTAATCACGAAATAGAAGACCATCCGGATTATAAGAAGTTTATCCGGAGAGACAAAGTTCCTTGTTGGAATTGTAAACTTTGATTATTAACACGACGATTATTAACATGACGATTAATGTATACCGGTGGTGAACAATTTATATAAAAATAAAATAATCATTTGATTATTTTATTTTGAACTAGAGACTTATAAATAAAGAGATTTAGGTTCTAACATGATAATTTGTTGCGGATTATCTCTATCAAAATAACAGAAAACAGGGGATTGTTTAAGACAATAACAAGTTGAGTTGCTGTGAGTTTCCTTGGGTAAGAATAATAATATCTAAAACCATTATAAATTTAATTGGTAATTTAATGATATTGCTGTTAGGTTTTCTTATTATTCTTATACTAATAAGAAGTATAATCTTTAAGTAGATTTATATTTATTAGTTAATTAATTCTTATTTGGTTAGTAATCGGTTTACATAATTATAAAACAACTTAAACCATAGTATATACATATATATAATTTAATAATGTTCTCAAGTATCCTTAACCCTATAAGCAATCCAATTGCTGAACTAATTCATAATAAGAGTGATAAAACACTTAATGAAAATGGTGCGGTTCAAGTCTCCAAGGCGGGACTGAGCAATGATAAAAAAAAGGCAGCATTTCTCGAACTTTTTATTAAGCTTGTGAGAGATAATAATTCAATTGATATGGTGATCGATAATGTTTCTGATATTCTTAAATATAATAGTGATGATGAAATCGCAGACGCGGTTGACGGACTACTCCGTCAAATTGCGATGACACGATCATTCCGTGTTTCAACCGGTAAGGGTGAAAAGAAACAGAGTCAACACCTTATGCTGGGGGTATATAAATATATGCCTAATATGATGAACTATGTTATTCCAATTGCTTCAAAGGAAGTCGGGTGTTGGAAGGACGTAGTAGTAATGAGTGAATATTGTATTGATATTGGACTCTATCCGGAACTTGTCAAGTCTATCGCAACAGTACATTGTAATGCAATCAACGAAGGTGATTACCTGGCATCAAAGTGGGCGCCACGTGAGAATTCTTTTTATAAGAAAGTAACACGTTATTATGTCAAACATATGTTTGGAAATAGCAAGTCTTCTTCGTATAAGAAGTACCGTAAACTGGTACAGCATAATTCTAGCGGTGGTGATAATTTCCTACTTGAATCGGCAATGTCATCTGGCGACTGGGATTATGTTGGTAAGATGCTACCAAATCTAACTGCTATTAATCACACAAAATACGCGAAGGCATTTGACAGACACATCAAAGACCAATATTCTACATATCTGATGGATGTGGCAACTGGAAGGTGTAAACTTAATACAACTGGTCTACATGTCGATGGGATTGTTAAAACGATGCTTAACGGATATGCATATTACGGATGTCAGTTTAATCATACTCTAAAAGAAAATGAAATTATTCTAATGAATCTTCAATGGAAGAAGTTCGAGGATGATATGGTTACGATTCTTCTTGAAAATGAAAACGCATATGATACATTTGCCAATCAAGTGAGTGTAGTTGATAGATCCGGTTCGATGGATAATGTATCGTCTGTAGCGGTCGGGATTGGTCTATTTGTATCTAAGGTTCTTGGTAGAGCAGGACGTGAAAAGTATGGTAATGATCATGTGGGATTCGGCGATGTTGTTATTCGGTTTTCGGAAAAGGCAGAGATTATCTCTCTAACACCAACTGATAATTTCAATGAATATCTACTTGAATATATTACAAAGGAGAATGCGTTCGAGTGTGGGTTTTCAACCAATATTATGAGTGTTCACGAGACGATTGTTGGCCTTACAAAGGCCACCAAACTTGTTCAAGCACCGGACCTACTTATTATGACTGATATGCAATATAATGAAGTATGTAATTCAAATGGTGGGTGGGGGCAACGGTCGACGGATACATGTTCTAGAACACATCACGAAAACATTAATGAATATTATCGTAAGAATGAAATTGTTCGCGGAGAAACACGATGCTGGAATCTTCGAGGAAATACACACTCATTTGAAGCAGGTGGTGAACAACCGGGTATTACAATGATTGCTGGTTTCAATCAAGGAATGCTTGCGCTTTTTATTGAGGGAAAGAATGTAGCAGAAGCAAGTGGTAAGACACGAGGTGAAGCAGACACTTGGGATACATTCAAGGCGTCTCAACAACACTATAATATGGCAACAAAATGGATGACAACTGGAATTGAACTTATAAAGGATATGTCGACACTTAGTGTTGTAGAAAAGCAACTTGTTGAATCGATTCCAACTGATTATGTATCAGAGTGGATGGAGATGTGAGTTGTGTAAATGTTTATTTTATAAAATTATACCTAAATTAAAGATTTTTTTAAAATCGGGACCATACAGTCGTGTTAGTATTTCAAGTAAAGTATCTTGTACACTACGAGATAATAAATCTTCATTTTTTATACTAAGTTCATCTATCATTGGTTTGATATTAGTTAAATTTAATTTAATTTTTTTAAACATGGATAATTCTAAACTTAGACAATACGCTAAACTTTTTCTCGTTATATTACCTTCTGTTTTTAAAATATCGACTAATTTCGTGTCACTTTTTAATAATTTTTTCATTACAATCTTAATTTTTTCAAAAATATTATCTACTCCATCTATCTTGGTATTTGATGGATCAATCTTTTTATATATTATATTTAATATCATATGATATGCTTCTTTTTTTTTATCAGTTTCAAATAATTTAACAAGAGCAGTCCTTTGATCAGGAGTAAATAATATCGTTACTTTTGATAATATTAAATCAAAGAATGAAATAATCATTTCATTTTTTTTTAATATATCTTGTATGAATTCTGTTAGTTTAAAACGTTTACCAGATTTATTTATATTTGGAGGAGGTTGTTTATAATTGTTGCATAAATCTTTAATATGAATACTTTTAAACTCTTTATAATTTTCTAATTCAGCTTCATTTAGAATAAATCCATATAATTTTAAGATTACATATATTTGTTTAATAATATAATTTGATATATCACTATTAATATCTTGTACGGAATTTAATATACGATCTAATAGTTCTAAATCTATTACATTTTCTGACAAACGGTCTGATATATATTGTGGCAATATATTCCCAATATTTAGTTCTGATGATATAGTTTCAAATAATATTTTACTAGTAGTTGAAGTTATTATATAATAACCATACATAACCCCATATGCATATATATTGTAATTATCAGATAAAGTATTAATTGTTTTGGGTTCATTTAAACAAACGACAGTGGGTATAGATGGTATATCTGGTATATCTTGTATATCTGGTATATCTTGTATATCTGGTATATCTAATTTTGTTATATATGATAAATCTCCAATTCTAATTAGATTCTCTGTAACAAATAACTTTAAATTTAATATAAGTCCATGTATTTTCAAAATATTATATATAGTTTTAATTAATTCAACCCCCCATTTCCGCTTTCCATATTTAAATATAAATATTGTAAGGTGATATAATTTATCTAAATCCAAACAATATAAATAATTTCGTATAACAGGCATACGTTTAAATATCCATGATTGTGAAGTAGAATATCCATTAATTAAATTATACAATATAGGACCTAATCCACACCTATTTTGAATATCTAAAAAGAATGTGCCATGTATAATACTTCGTGCTAATGCATTATTTTCATTTGCTAAATTAAAAATATTTTTTTTATTTATTTTGTCTATATTATCATTTAATATATGTAATTGTATTTGTAAATCAATATCACTATCATTCCCGATACCTTGTTCTAACTTTTTTATTTTTAGTAATAATTTCCTGTATTTATGACATGTTATTTCTTTTCCTATCCAGTCACACTCTCGAGATTTTACACCGAATGCAAATGTTTTATCACCACAAGACCTACATGACAACTTAGAATTTTGTTTAATTGAAAACAACGCCCCGCCTTGTATTTTATGATTAGTTTGTTGTTTTATAGTACTATATTTCTTTTTAGACTGAGTTGATATTCGTTTACTTATAATTTTACCATATTTATTATATTTTAATTCCTGTTTAGTTAAACCACCACTAGTTTGTTTAGCGATTCCATATATTACCTGTTTTCTTGTTCCTATTTTATTCATATAATATAATATATTCAATATTATAATTGTATAAAACTAATTAAAACACAATTACAATTTAATTATATATGTATACAAGAGATAAACGTCTTAAAAAAGTCAAACTACAAGAATTACATGAAATCAAAGAATCTATTCTAGAAGAAGATGACGATGATACACGAAATGATATATTTGATGAATTAAGTGACTCCGCAAGTAATTATAAATATATCGATTATATTTCATATGATATAAATGTCTTTTATAAGAATGTTCATGACTATTTCATTGAAGGTGGTTTTTCGAATATTATATTAAAACATTTACTTAATATTTGTATGTTATTTATGACAAATATGTTTACAATATATATATTAACATATATTGAATGGAGTGAATTAATCACAGATTGTAAGTATAATACAGATAAGTGTTCACATATGAATAATTATATATCTTATAGTAATTCAATACATCCATTATTAATATTATTTAATATATTAAGTGGGTTATATATATGTATATATAGTTATAGACTGTTATCTAAGACCCGTCAGTATAATAAAATAAAGAATTATTATAATGACATATTACATATTGACAATAAGATATTAGCAGTTATTAAATGGAAACAGATTTTGGATAAAATAAAGAAGTCTAATGATAGTCGTGAATATACAATTGATAAAAATTTAAATGAGTTAAACATATTTGATATTATAACCAGAATTACTCGCATTGATAATATAATTGTTTCACTCGTTAATAGTGATGTAATATTTAAGGGGGCTTATCTTAGTCATAACTTACTATTCACAAAATACATTGAAACAACATGTCGATTCTTTATATTCAATTATATATTTGATAAAAGATATAATATAAATCCTATATTTAGAAGTACCGAATCATACAGAGGATACATATGGTGGGTAATACTATTCAATACAGTATTATTACCATTTATATTATTTTATGTTATAATATCTAATATATTGAATCATTCCAGAAATATCAAGAATAATACACAGTTATTTAACTATAAGTGGACGAATTATGCTAAATGGAAATACAGAGAATATAATGAATTGGGGGTTGAGTTTAACGACAGAATGTTCAGGAGTTATTTCCATATGAATAAATATATATCATATTTTCCAAATAAGACATCAAATATATTCATATATTTTGTACGGTTTGTTCTTAGTATGTTTATACTATTCTTATTTATATTATCTATAATAGACGACGACGTACTTATTAAATTAAAATATAATGACTATAATCTATTATGGTACTTCGCTTTAATGACTGTTATGATGAGTGTATTGAACAGTATATTAAAAGAGAAAGACTTCGAGGATAGTATTGATAAAGTAATTGAAAACTTGACGAATTATATTCATATATTACCACCAAAGGATGTTATATATAACTATCAAATGTATAAGTCAATAATGAAGTATTACCAGAGTAATATTGTTATTGTTCTATATGAAATAGGTAGTGTTATACTATCACCATATATTATATATAAGTGTTATTATCAAAATGCTGAATCAATTGTTGATTATTTATATAATAACACAACATATATAGACAATTTGGGCATTGTTGATAAATACTCGAACTTTATGTTGAATTATAATATTGAAGATAAATTGAACCATACAATACAAGATATACGAGATAATAAGAAGGAGAATATAACGAGTTTGATATTATATAAAAAACGAGAGAAATCATTTATATCTTTTATCGAACTATATCCGGGTTGGAAGATGTATTCAACTGATTTAGAAGAATATATCCATAAAATTGAGAATTATAAGGATGCTACCATCGTAGGAGGTGTATCAGTAGAACAGAGTATGATGTTTTCATCAGAAATGATGGCGAGTTCAATGCAGGTGTAATTATAAACCGTCGTCGCGGACGCGATTTATCTCAGACGTGATGGTAAATCAATTTTATAAAATTCGAGGAAAAATTATATGAAAGTATTAAACAACTCAAACCAACATGTCAACAACCATTCTCCATACGTTCTTCGCGCTTGAAGGCATCTACTTTAAATTGTCTACATCGCACGGTGGTCCAGATACCAACGTCATTATGAAGGAACTCGACCAAATCCTCAAGCTTCACATATTGCTTGCAGACGAGTATTTTGATTTCATGACACAAATCTGCGAGTCGATCCAGGCGAACGACGGGAACACAGAACCGTGTTTTCGTCAACATATCCGTGACAACGTTCGGGTCCTACAACACGATATAGATAAACATAGTCAAGATCTCCGGGATGAGTTTCGTGCCCATATGACCGATGCACAACGGGTGGTGGCGGACTCATCCAACTACGGAATTTCCTCTAACACACGGCCCCTTAACATTGGCGATAGGTTAGGCGGAAACATGATCAGTGAGATACTGAAGGTCGACGTACCGAACTTTCCGCACGCCGGACTGATTGTGCTCGACAAACTTTTTCACATCGTAAAGTATTTGGGTTAGATCACTACATATTTATAAAACATTATGTTGGGTATTTTTATTTCATACCAGGACATGCAGAAGGTCTTAGGTAATCGTTAATACATCCTTTGAAGTGACCCTCCACTTTTATATGCGCGCAATCTAATTTGAATCGAGTTTTTAAATTAGACCACATCTTTTCATCTACTATTTTATTTCTACCACTAAATACTATACGACACCCTGTTTCAATATGGAAATTACCATTTTTCTTTAATATCGTTTTATTCTGCGTTATATCACATGGTATACCACAATGTTGAAGATACGTTGCCACTTTATCACAGCTTGAAATATCTGTTGACGATATAGATAATGTTGTTGTATTCATTATTATAACAACGTGTATTTGTTTTATGTTTGTTTATAAATATTTATAAACAAATAATAAAAAAATGATAAATTATATATATAAAATGTATTATCACATATATTATCAAATGAACAAGTCCTCGTCGTTTCAATGCCATGGATGTGAGAACACCCATTGTTTACACCGATCAGACTATCATTCGATAAAAGGGACTCGTGCAGTATAACACTCAATCATCCATCTTCGCATTTGTTCATAAGTCTGGACGTTTCTATGAATGCTCTGTGCGACATCATGCCGAAAAGGCGTTGATGAAGAACGAACAGTTCGACACCCGAGGTGTGTTGAAGATAACTATTGTACGAGCGAAGATGGTAGATGGTAATCTACAATTATCTTGTGCGCTACCATGTACACATTGTCGTAGTTCACTAACATCGTTTATCAAGTATCGATATCAAAAGTATGGACAAGTGGTGAGATTACAATATTCAACCAATGAGGGAACGCTAAGCCCGTTTATGAGGATTTATGAATTACCACCTAGTTCCCTATCATCTGGTTCGCCGTTTACTACCTGGCGAAAGGCATAGGTTTATAATTTTTAACAAATAGTGGATTAAACTATTTTTAGTAAGTATCTATACTGCTCTATGTATATGAGAACCTGTTGTAAAATTATAATAAACAGTCGTCTGTCTAGACATCGTCGTTAATGAACTTGTCGATGATTTCAATCAACCGACGTTTTGTGTAGTCATCGTAGTCGACATGCGGGTCTGTGAGGTACTCCCTGACATCACGGGGTATGTCGAAGCAGTTGCGTGAGGGACACTTGATCGTCGATTCCATTAGTTTGACCAGACTGGACTGTGACGGATACATGATTTTATCAGCATCAGCATCAGTCATTGCGATTCGGTTGTAATATTTTTATTAAACATATATCGACTTTTTATTAATTATAAAAATAACTATCCAGTGGTTTAGTGTATGGATTCTTCTTAAACTGATCTAGAATACTAGGATCTAATCTATTTGAAATCGGTAGATTTGGGACTGTTTCTTTCTCCTTTGTTTTACTACAAATAATTGGTTGTGGGATTGAATTATATACCTTCGTTGACATAACACCTCTATCTGTTATATGTTTATTCTGCATGTCACCCATCTTGTTTGTTGTCATTTTAACTCCATCTGACCCAAGTGATTGTTGTGGTCCAGTGGCGGCAGGGACACGTCCTACTGCTATAGTTTCTCTAATACTTTTAATAGTTGAATTATAAACATCGCTATAAGAAACAGGTTTTACGTCTCCTCCACCCGCTCCGCCCTGATATTCAATATCAGATGTGAATTGACGGTTTGTATTTGGAGCATCTACCTTAGTTACTTTATAACCACCATCTCCTCTAAATTCTGGGTTGTTTACATACTCGATCGAAGTTGTTTGCCGGTTAGTTGGTTGTGCCTCCATTTCTTTAATTTGATAACCAGTTCCATTGTTGTCATGACTTTCAAAATTACCCATATTATCGAGCATAATTGCCGTTTCTTTTGTTGTAACTCGGGCAATATCAGTAGGATCGTATTGGAGTGGTTTCTTAAATGTTGCCAAATTACCGGTTCTATTATCATCTATATTAGTTTCTTTAATTGTCTTCTTTGCTATATCATTCGGGTCATAAACAGCACCCTTTGTTTCCAATCCTTGAATATACCCGGTTCTAGTATCATCAATATTAGTCTCTTTGATTGTAACACGGGCAATGTCATTTGGATCATATACGGTACCTTTTGTTTCTAATCCTTGCATATTACCAGTTCTATTATTATCAATATTTGTTTCTTTAATTGTAACCCGTGCGATATCATTCGGGTCATATACAGTTCCTTTACCCTTACTCCCATACGCATTACCCGCCCATCTACCATTTCCAACAACATTTGTTTTACGAGTACGTCGTAAATTCTGATTATTCATACATTTATTACCGTGAGTCTGTGTTGCTCCAATATTACCTATATGTTTACTATTACCTGTTTTCTGTCTGATTGTGTTTCTAACCCGTGTTGTTCTCTTACCATAGTCGTGGTTGTCCTTGTCCCATTCACCCGCTGCATTAGCACCCCCATATCCTGGACCGGATAGTTGAACACGAGTTGATTGTTTAATCTTTGTCCGCAATTTCATATTACCTCCAATTGCTGGTCCTGCTGGTCCAATGCGTTTTTCGTTCTCAGTCTTTGGTCGATTAACATGTTTCATAACAATATTAGGACGTTGTCGTGATGCCATTACAGCACCTGTAGTTGTTAAATATCGGTCGGGAGTGTTCTTATAATACGTTTCTGGTCTATTCTTTTCCATTGTTCCTACTTTACCGGGTTTTGCATTCTTCATTCCTGATATAATAGGTGTTCTGTAACTAATTTTAGGATCAGATTGAATTCGTAATTCATTGGTTGTTTTAGGAAGGATATAATCACGAGTATCGGTTTGATGAAATCCGCCACTTGGTTGTGATGTGAATCCTTTATTCAAACCAGGTCCAACTTTAATTGAAGGTGTTGGTCCAACATTGTCTCGTTTATTCCCAACAATATATCTATCTTGCATATAACCATCTAGGTTACCCGCACCATATGCATTCGATACGTTCGGTTCTGGTTTAAATAAAGATCCAATTTCTTTCTTTTTGTGACTAATATCACTTGTCCCAGTGTGATTCTCGAACATTTCTCTATTGCAGTTTTCATCCACGCTTTGTTTTATACTACCGCCGAAAAACGGTGTCATATTATTATGACTGAAATTTTCAACGGTAATTGGTTCACCTGTTAAAGACATACCCTTAAAATTATTGTTTTCTTGTTCTGTTAATAAGAATTCAGGAGAACCTTCATTATATTCAAGGGGCAATTGTTCATTTACATAATCAACTTTGTTAAATATAGGAATCGGTGGTCCTGCGATCATAACATTTGTTTCCAATGAATTTTTGCTTTTGGTAAAAAGTTTATCAGCCCTTTTCTGTTCATTCCTTCTAATATTAATGGTTGATTCGTTTTGAAATATATTATTACCATTCGGTTTATTGTTTACTGGAACACTTGCTATAAAATCCGTTTCACTAACGTCGTTTCTATCAATACCTTTGTTATTGAATACATACCCAATTCCTATTACGGATGCTGCCAGAATGAACTCCATTTATATATAATATATATATATAAATATATATATGTTATCTTAATGTTAAAACGAATTAGTTAAACCCATGAATTAGCACAATAATGAATGCCATAATCACCAAATCGCATATTATTACTGTGTTTTAATAATAATATATCATCTTTATTACCATATTCATAATATGTAGTAGTTAATATACGTGGTCCTGTTGTACAACATACATATTCTTGTTTATTATTTGATGGTATATTAGATAGAGGTATTCGATGTTTTATAATATTTGTAATATATGCTTTAATAAATAAATTATGTGGTTCACTAGCAAATGCGTATTGTCCTAATTGGTCATCAAGTATTACATATGAATGACGACGACTTTTACCAAAAAAAGATTCTATTATATTTTTAGGAAATTCAACTGGAAATATTACATTATTATCTAGTAAATCATCAACTGGTTTCACTATCTCAACATCGATGTCAAAATAAAAACCACCATATTTATATATAACCAATAATCTAAATAAATCAAACCGTTGTATATTATATTTTAGATTATTGTAAAATGGAAGTAAGATTGAATACTCGGATTTCATAAATTTATCGATATCGTCATCACTATAAAACATATAGTTGTAATCGGGGTGTAATTCTCTTATTTTTATAATGAACTGTTTATACTTATACGGTATAGTATCATATGTTTTATATGTTTGAATAATGTTTTTTGGAATCATTATACTATATTAATAATTTTATAATATAATTTTAACCAGTCGATCAATCACTAAACATATACACACTTGGTTTACTTGGTTTACTTGGTTTACTTGGTTTACTTGGTTTACTTGGTTTACTTTCTCCAAGTAATTCGTCTTTTTCATCACTAAACATATATCCCATATTATTTGTATTCGGAGGTAGAGGTTGATATTTAGTAGTTTTAGATAAAGGGTTGTCAACTTGATGACATTGCATTGTATCGGGTTCATCGCTAAACATATATGTTGTTGGTAGTGATGGAATCGGGTTTGTTATAATATCCCCGTTTGCATTAACATAATCAAGAATGTGTGTTTCTACATATTTTTTACGTGGGGCGGTTGTTATATAAATCGGGGTTTCTTTATTTGGTTTGAGTAATTCTTCAACCCCTCCATTTTTTCTATAATTTGACACAGTATCCCAGAATTTCTTCAATCCAATATGTGCATGTTTAAACCACGCTTCATCTCTATAAATTGGAATACATGAAACTTCAACCAATTTCCAAAAACTAGGTCCAGCATAAATATATTGTGTATCCGTTTTATATTTATCATTAAGCATTTTAGTAGTCCATTCAATCATTTCCGCCTTATTAACACCAAGTGGTCCAAATTCAAATTTGTATTTTTTTGTCTTTTTGTCAAGAAACTCTAGTGTAAACCCCTTTTCTGTATTGGCGACGGTTTTAGTATAATCACCCTCGAAATTATCATTGAAATAATCTTCTTCATCGTCATATTCTGCTAGTTTACATTCAAGAAAATCACATCTGTCCAACTTACATACTTCTAACTGTCCTTGGACCTGATCATAATAATATGCTGGTGGGATTCCAGTAATTTGTCTTCTACTTGGACACTTGATTTCGACCATTACACCCTCGTCTGTAATACCATCTGGCGAAGCGCCCAAATATAAAAATTCAGGATGCTGAATAAGTCCGTACTCAATTACCTTTGTTTTATTTCGTGCTTCATAAATTTGAATAGCAACGTCTTCATATTTCACACCCCATCGAATTGCGGGATTATCAGGAAATGGTCGTTCATGACCACACTTTTTAAGAATTAGTTCTTTCACATTTGAATACGGATTATCTCCAAGAATTGTCCCCCAGTCACTAGCAGTAACCATCCCGTTTCTCATATCATACCATAGTTGAGTACGTTGTTCTGGTTGTGGTTGTTTCTTTAAGAAATCAACTTGTTTTCTCAACTCCCCTTGTCTGTCTAGACTTGGTGGGTCGAGGTCTTTATCTAGATGAAATTGTAAATTAGACATTAATGCTGTTATTTGATTATAGTATATACGTCTATAAGTCTTATGTATATTTAGTTTATAAAATTGAATAAAATTTATAGATGTCGTTATTATTGAAATGAAAGACAACTCGCGCTATCAAATCAAGGCTGCTCGGCATTGCCCAACATATCGTCAACCGTTTAAGGCCATCTCACAACGATATCGACGTCGGAACAAATCTGAATACTACAATATCACTATTTCAATGATGACCGGTGAACATTATTCGTTTAACTTGTTATGCATATCATATGTTGCTGAATTTATCGATCATTTGATGTGTATTACCGGTGCAACGACATTTAGTCTGTTTCTAGAAGGAAATGAAAATGAATTATGTGTTTCACCATATAATAATACTTGCGACGTGCGACTGAATTTTATGTTTAATACTCAAAAACATCAGTCTGTTTTTCTTTTACCACTCAATGATGTTCGAACCACTCGTATACCACCGAACGAACCATTCTACCCAACAAAACAGGAATTTGCGTATGAAAAAGAATATAAACGAAGACACGATAGTGTGTTTACTAAACTACGTATCGTACACTACAATAGATATAAGTCTGTTGTATATGATGATATGTCGTATAATGATTATCTCCTATATAGTCAAACTCACTGTCTTCTTGATAATGCGTATCTTTTGAATTACAACCATGGTTACGATGATAATTATGACATTCATGATTATTATGACATAGATGAATTTTATGAAGAAGATCACCATACTGAAGACGATTATCAGTAGAAATACATTTTTTATAAGACTTCTTGTTCAATTTATTATAAACTAATCGTATACCGCATTTATCAAATTTAACTTCACAAATCATGTGATTTAATGGTATTATAAACTTATTATAAGAAACAATTATTTAACCGTCTTAATTCTACCCAATACATTTCTTTTTTTCTCACCAGCTGTTAATTTATCGGTATTTTTAGCAACAATTGCTAAAATTTTATCCGCATCAACCAGTGGTAAGATTGGGTCGCTATATATGTGTTTACCACCATAAACTACATTCAAATCAAATGTGACCGGTCCATTAACAGCAATTCCAAGTGAGTTTGGAAGAATTACCATTGCGGATGGTGGTGGTAGGATTAACATTAATTGCTCGAATGGTTTAAATGGTTTCCCTTTTACGAATTTAACAGATGCCAATGATTTAAGTGAATTTACATATATATTGAAGTCATTCATAGTAGGCGGCATATTATATTTATAATACCATCTCCACGATGGAGGTGTTCCACTCGCATAATAGTTAAGATTAAACATAATACTTTCTAGATAACTATGACAAATTTCTTTAACTTGTTCTTGCCCTCCTTTATTACTACGATTTAGACCGAAATGTAATTTATAATATTCTTCATCCCAATTATTTTTATACGGGTCTACCTTAAGGAACAGTTGATTATATTTACGATGGAATGGATTTGACCGACATACATACTCTAGATGTTCATAGTCAGATACTGCTTTTTCATATTCGGTTTGTTCATTTTTGTTTTTACGACAACCATCTGGATTTTTCCTTAATCTGTCATTCTTTCTTTTAATAATTTGTAAATACTGCGTTTCGTTCTCTGCAATTTCGTTCAATAATTTCTTGAAAATTTTGAGATTAATCGTATACTTAGACGATGAATTTTTAGACGATGAATTTTTAGACGATGAATTTTTAGACGATGAATTTTTAGACGATGAATTTTTAGACGATGAATTTTTAGACGACGATGTTGATTTTTCTATAACTAAATATTCGCCATATTCATTAAATAGATGTTTATATATATTCGTTACTCTGGTATACCCATCTTCTTTTGGATTACCACTCATCTTTAAATATTGAGGTGCTAATACAAAATCGTTTCCACATAAAAACGTAAGGAATGTAAACTCCATTGTCATTTTACTCAAATCAACATTTTTATCATAATCTTTTGATAAATCGTCTATATAATATTTCTTACATAAATCAATCGATAGATATAAGAAGTTATCTTGTCCATATCTATTATATAGTTCAGGATCTTGTTTCTTATCTGGTGTTTTTAAAATATAGATATTGTTTTTATTCGAAACAATCGATAATACAATTAAATCCGCATCTGGACTAAATATAACAACATTATCATCTTCTCCAACTAGTTTTCTAACAAGTGGCATAAATTTATGTTCTCCTTCACCTGGAACTAATGTATCACTTAATACTACCTCGCATGAACAGAATTCTTTATTTTTCATACATCGGTGAAGTTCTGTCGCCAGATTAATCATAAACTCAGTCCCTGGTGAAATTTTTGTAGTATCCCATGATTGAACAATTGGAATATTATAATCCGTTTTCAATTTATCTAAATATATTTTATCAGAAATTCCCTTAAATCGTCTCCATCTTTGTTGGACCATCTTAGCACGTGGAACTGGACCATCTAGTGCGAGATAAAGTTGTTTTTGTGGGTCAATCGTATGAACCATTTCTTTAACGTAATCACATACTGCGATAATTAATTTAGTCTCATATTCTTTTAGATTAACCAATTTATGTTCCTTACAGAACATTGCGTATACGTTATAAATCATTGCGTTAAAATCAACAAAGAAGTAATTAATTTGATCAACGTCTTTAATAGACATTGTAGTGTCCGGGTATTGTTGGACAATCTTTTTAAAAAACCTTGGAATTCCCATTTAATATATTATAAGATCTTATTATTAAATAATTATTAAATCAATTTTATTAGACGTCCGAATATATTTTCAAATGAATGTCGATATATTAAAAAATTTGATAGACAAATAAAACAAACAAATAAACAAAAATGGTCCGATTTACGATTCTCCTTTTTGTCGCCATGATGGTATCGTTCCCACGGGACGTATCAGGTTCCTTTGTGGAAAGCCAAGCCGCTTTGGCATTCACCGGTTTTCGCCTCAAGAAAGTGAAATCTAACATGAAGGAATTAGGTTGCAACAAACCGACCCTCTCACTCAGCCAGAGGGCTTCCCCCTTCATAGTGTTAATCCGCTGGCAAGAGGCGTACATCACCTGCTTACACGAGGCGCCCTCCAAATGCAGGGACGCTAATACGTGTTAATTGTTCGACCACGACGGTCATTATAAAATATCTATAATATAGTATAAATATCTATAATATAGTATAAATATCTATAATATAGTATAAATATCTATAATAGGATATAACCACTGAATAACATTATAATAATGGTTGTGAACACCACCCCTTGTCTACATACAACTGATATGTAAAAATTTAGTAGTGAGTTTCAAAATCGTAAATAGCGGTTATATAACCACATTAAATTTATTTAGTATTATATATGACGAAAATAACAATTATATCATCACTATTTAACGCAGATGTGTATATAGATGCGTTTTTAGATAATGTATCAAAAATATCAGGGTATGAGATATTATGTATTCACCATGTATATAATATTATAGGTAGTCATATAGACGATGAAGATATTAACCATAAATTACAAAATTTCGCCAAAATATATGATAACTTTGAGATTATAAATGTTCCAAATGATCCTGGTTTATATGAACTATGGAGTATGTCAGCAAAAAGAGCAACAACCGAATATTTAATGACATTTAATATAGATGATCGATGTACAAGTAACTATATACAAGATGGACTTGATTATTTAATAAAACACAATGGGGATTTAGTCTGTACTACAGTGAAAGTAACCACTGCAAAAAATGCAGATCAAGATGAGTATGACGATGTATGGTATGGTACAAAACCGATTTATTATGATAGTCGTTTTAATGTAATGGCACAATTAAGGATGGCAAATATTATAAGTGTAAAAGGACATTGGGTTGAATTAGCATCAAATGATGTATATAAAGCAAAATCACACCTCATTAAACCACAATACAAGAAGATGATTAAGGTGTATTATCATAGAATATCGCGATGGGATATGTTTATTGACATGGGGTGTAATGGTAAATATATATCAAACAATATACCACATTGTATGCCAATATGGCGAACTGATTTACATAAATATGGGTATTTTAATGAATCTTCATACTCTGTATGTGCCGATTTTGAATTTTGGTTACGTATATTAACGAAAAAACAGAATTGTAAATTCTTGTTTATAAATCGTCTACATATATTATATCTAGAAGACCAATCTTCATATGGAAGACAGGGAAATAAAGAAATACATGATAATAAATTACGGAAAATGTATTTGAACAGATAGTTTTTAAAATTATACGCGACTATCTTAATATAATTAAGTATATATTAAGTATATATTATGTCATTTGATTTATATAAAAATAGTAATATTCTACATAATAGTTTTAGTAATATGATTATAAAAAGTGTTATAAATAATATTATAACTGATATTATTAAGAATAATCGTATAAAAGATGTTATTATAACTGATAACGTTGATATCAGTGACACTGTTAGTGAAGAAATTGTAGATATAACGTGTATAAATAAATCAATTAATTTTACAACATTCGATTTTATAGTTAATGATAGTTTAATTGATTATATTGACAGTCTAGATGTATATATATTATCCCCGGGTGGAGTTGGTTCTAATCATATAACGGATTTTCTTTTATCTCATAACTTTAATGTTCGACCAGATCTTCTTAAATGCCAGGATACATGTCATTATCCTTATAAACTAATTACAGATAAGAAAACAATATATCTTTATGGTGATGTAAAAAATGCTATCACATCCCAATATAAAAGAAAGTTGTTACATTATAATGCAACCAAAGTACAATTAAAGAGAGACTATGACCACAAAACATTGGAATATTTTATTAAAACATTTCCAGATGATCCACTTGGTATAAAGAAACAATATAATAATTTAAAGAATACACCTAATACTGCAATGGTTAAATATCCGTATACAGTTAATTCAATGAAAGAAGCATTTGATAAATTAGATATAATAGTTAATATGGATGATTTTATCGTAAAAGATAGAATGAATTATAATATTACAGAAGAATATTATAATAAACACCCTATATTAAAACAATTACTTGATATATATGAAGATTTAGTGTTTGATTAGTGTTTGATTAGTGTTTGATCTACGATACCAATGATATGATACATAATCATAATCATCTATATTATCAAGTGTAATAACATCTGCCCAATTTAATTTACGTATTATTATTTTAGTTGGATGTTTAAGTATCATATAATTAAAATATATTTCATATTCAGATGCTCCTGATAATTGATATTCAACTACTTTGTCTAAAAATACATTGTAAAATTTATCATTATGGTATTTTTCAATCATATCAAATAATTTATTAATATATTTCGTTTCAAACATCATATGATGACATATCCCTGACATATCCTGTATCATTCCCTTTAAAGAGGGGTGTAATTTGTTCATATGAACAAAATATGGTTCGTGATAAGTTGTTCCATAATTATATTTACATATATTACCTTCCATAAAAGACATGGGTTTTAAAATAAATGTATCAGTGTCTATAACTAAGTATCTCGGTAGTATATTAGGTATAACTCGCCCAGCATATAATTTCAGGAGTTGTTGTAGATACCACCCATTTCGTTTTGATTCACCGTGAAAAGAACTAACCGTATTTATATTAAATGGATATAAATCCTCTTTAACAATCATTATTTTCGTTTTTGTTTTTAAAATATGTTTTTTTATATTGGTTATTAATAATTCATTGGACATCATACAAGAATTAATAATTATATATATATATCTGAAACCGATTACATTTTTGATAGTATAATTCAATTGTTTATCTATAACTGATATATCATTCTTACCAAGAGGGATAACAATATCAAATTTATCCATTTACGTATATATATGTATATTAATATTTATTTAATATAATAAATATAATGAATATAAAAACACTGAATCACCGTATAAAATTTATGTTAAATAAGATAGATATAAGCGATGTAATATATAATAACTATCTTGTAGACTATGGTATATATATACCAAAGAATGACAGTGATTTAGACATAACGGGTGAAAATAAACTAATAATATTTGATTATAAACGTATATACAGTTCAGATAATTCCGAATCTATATATATACATATATATAAGTTTGATGAATATATAAAAAGAAATATTAATAAATTATGTATTAAAACAATAAATGGTCGATATGGTAATAAACTTATACAATATTGTAACTGTATATACTTTGCACTAAAACATAATATTAATATAGTTGAATTCAATGAACTAATTGATTTTATGAAATATAGAACGATTGTATTGGGGAATTATAAGAAACATAATACATTCACATTATCGAAATATTGGGTTTCTTGGAGTGACTTAGACCTAAAATCTAATAATAAAGCATATGAAAAAGACATTGATGTATATGGAAGTCATTATAAATATATCATGAATAAATATATTAAACCTAATTTATCATTAACATTTAATATAGATAATAAAAGAAATATATTTTTGACAGATGATAAAGTTTTGACAATTCATATTAGAGGAACTGATGACCCAATATATTCAATCCGTAATAGTTATGTTACATATATGAATACAACGAATTATATGGATGCTTATGTTAAGTTACCATCTTCTTATTATGTTAAAATAATATCAATATTCAAATTTAAAAAGATCCATATCATAACTGAAAAACTTGATTTAATAATAGTGACAGAAGTCCGGGAATATTGCGAGAATAATAATATTGATATTACTATTCAATCTGAATCAAAGAAAAAAGATATTGAGACTATAATTAAGGCTAGATACTTGGTATTATCAAAAAGTTCATTTTGTTCTATGACGATACCTTTCTTAAATGTAAATACCGTAGTATTTACACCACAAATCGGGAATTATATATATTGTAAAAGTTTACTTAAATCTGTTAAAAATGTTGTATTAGTTGATCTATAAGATAAATTCATCCATTAAGCCAACTTGAGTTACCTCAATATTATGATTTTTTGCCCATGTTGTTGAATGAACTGTTTTATGGGGGTTTCCGTCGTCCTTAATAACAATCTTTTCAATGGGTGTTACTTCATTTAAAGTAGGTTCTGATTCTGCCTTATTTTCCCAGGCGAAATCGGTATAGACATTTTGTGGCTTAGATGGTTCATCTGCACGCCATGGTGGGCGCGTTGTCTTTGCTGGCGAAGTGTAATGATTGTCATCTGTCCAGTATACACCGTCTGGATTGTTAGAATCCTGTGATTTTATTTTTTGGAGTACCCATGTATTCTTATCTGTTTCATCAAGTGGGTTAAATATAATTCTCCATTTAACACCATTTTGGTACATCTGATAATACGCAACATTATTACTTTGAGACGACCCAGCGTCTTGTCCGATAGTGGTTGTATCATACCTATCGATACTATAGAATAATGCATAATAAGGATCCATTTCATCGTCAAACTTATATCTAATGTTAATAAAATTAACATTCATTGCAATAACTTTAGTAGCATTGTCAACTGGTATATAAGTAACATCTACTGAATCACCGTAATTATCTGGACTGCTGCTATCTGGACTGCTGTCACCATCTACACAAACTTGTGTATATGTTTGATTTTTTGGACAAGATGCATTCCCATCAACAACCGATACAATTGTTAATTTTGGTTGTCTGTTGTGCCACTTCTCAGGGTGATCAGCATCAGGATCAATATCGTCGTATTTATCAAATTCTAAGTCACGTGTAGATATTGTGGCTCGGTCATATCCTAACTTATACTGTGTATTAGTAGTCTGTAAAATCGTAAAATTAGGATATACAACTCCTTTCAGTGCTACCTCACCGGTTTGTATTTTATTCATTTCCATAAAATCTATCATTACATTCGGTTTTATTTCGACGTTATTTATAAAATTAGGAGGATAGAAATGACCATCGGTTGTTGTTCCCTGGTCTGGGACTTCATTATTTTTATATATTGATGCGATATTAACATATCCACCGATAAGCACATTCGCACATATATTTCTTTGATTAACCTTTGTATCTCTAAGTAGATAATTTACAACGGTTGATTTACACACTGCAACGGTTGGTATATCATTTGCAGTTAATCCATTTGGATATGGTTCATTATTTCGTTGTATGGGTTTAATTCCAAGTGCTAATCTATTTACCTTTAATCTATTTTTTGGATCTAGTTTGCGATTTCTCAATTGTATTAATGCTCCTCCTGGAACTAATCCACCTATACCACCAAGTGGGTCCGTCGCGGCAACAACTTTCAAAAATGTTTGTTCTGTTCCATCAGGACCATTCTGATAAGGCCCATCTGGGTCTTCATTATTACATACAATTCCGTTACCATTCGGCATACTGCTACTTGCATGGAAAACAGAACTATTTAATATACCTGTATCTTGTTTTATTCCGTTTACATCCATGAGATATTTAGGCATGCCAGAAACTTTGTACGAATTATTAGCAACTACATATATCATAATTGGATGTTCCTTTTCGAATAAATCTTTAACATTAATATCTGTTGATGATTTTGTGGAATCTATTATACTTGAATTGTCATCGTGTCCCCAATCGGGTGGTTGATAAGCATAGTTCATTCCAGATATTGTTGTATAGCAAATTATCCATGCTGGTTGCATTTGTTTATACATCGGCATTTTTTCGCCTTGGTTTAGTTTACCGGGTATTGGCCATCGATATGGTGGTTGCTCTGGTAGTGGCTGATTAGCATGTATATCAGTCGAACCGACCATGTTCTTATATTTAATGGTGAGTAATTGTGCATCAGGTGATAATATAAGTTCTGTGATTTTACTATTAAGACGATCATATTCTCCGCCAACAGATAAACTTATTTTAGATTTTGGCCCGAGTAAATCGGGGATTGTATTTCCGACGAAATCAGGTATTGTTATATCATTTTCACAAAAAATGTTTTTAGTTAAACCAATTGATGTTGTATTATCTATATCTAATTCATGATTATTATTGTCGGTTATTATATTTGAAGTAACATCTACATCTTCTATAAAATAGTTGGTCATTATATATTATATAAATATATATTTTTTTTGTTATAATTAATATTAATTAAAAAAATGCTTTAATAACATAATATTATTATCATTTGATATAATTGATTTATGATTATCTAATACTAAACGTTTTAGTTTAAAGTTTTTTATTTGAGAGATTCTTATTAACCCTTGTGCTGCTCCATTTAATTCTTTTATTTTATCAACTGGAATTATTTCAACAACTCTTGCACTATTTTTCATGAATAATGTAAAAAACATTCCTGCCCCATGTCCCAATATTATATTACTTTTATTTATATAAGGGTATATTTGTTCATATATATGACGACCATCACTATATAATAAATACACGGTTCTAGTATTAGTTGATAATATTCCTTGTAACTTATCTAAATCTTTAACACTTCTCTTTATATTTCCGTATTCTTTTGTACCTATATCGGTCTCGTTAAAATAATTTGTTAATTCTATATTATTTCGTCGGTCTTGTATTATAATATCATTATTATGTGTACCATGTGTAATATGTATGTATTTTATAGTATTTATAACTAACCATTTTACTGCTAATATACAATCTAATTCATCTTGTTTTGTCCAACCCCAGTCCCACGACATATTACTTATATCATAGTGTTTATTAATATGGTCATTAACATGGGCATTCTTATTTAAATTTTGTAACTCGATTTGTATATCACTATTCTCTATATTTTTATAAAATATATCAAATGCTTGATTCCATTTTCGTGTTTCATTATATACTATTATTTTTAATGATTTTGTTTTAAATTGTGCTTTTACTATAATACTAATAATAGGCATAAATTCACCCATCATAAAATGCCAAAAATGTTGGCATTTATCATAAGGTGTATATATATATATAATATTATCCATATTACCATAATCCATATTAAATATAATTGATTATTTTTATATCGTTTACACGATACTATAATTTATACTGGTTGGTGGAGTATAAAGATTTATATAATCTAATATATAACTAATTGAATTTTCTTTTTTTAAAACATTGACCAATTCATTTCTTTTAAATGATGATATTGAATTATGAGTTTTGTGGTTACTATTATTATAATCATCTGTATATTCAGTTATTATATTGGTGTATTCGGCTGGTAATAGTTGTTGATCGAAAATAAATTTATATAACGACGGGATTGTTGTAGAAATATTTGAATTTCTAAAATTATCCATACATAACGTTATTGTATTACTATGGGGTTTTAAAAGTTGCGATATAATAACCATACGATAATGATCCATGTTATTTAATAAGAATCGACATGTTTCGATTATCAATCCTTTTTCTAGCGAAAGACTAATTAAATATTCATAATAACTCTTATCTTTTGGACAATCATATATCGACTTAATATAATCTATTAAATCATGTATATATTTATAATCTAGATTTATTTGATTTACCATAAATTTTAATTCTTCTTCGTTATACCAATCGTCAATGTCTGGTTTAATATGAAGAAAAAAACTTTCGGGTGTTGGAATTCGAGAATGATATAAATAATTTGATATACACCAATCATATGATTCTCGCACATAATGTACAATTTTATTTATACATGGCATATCATTAAAAATATTATTAAAAAAATTAGGAGCAGCTTGATTATATATAGTATATCGAGTGTTACTTAATATATTAATCTTTTCACAACTAAAACTACCGTCATTATTTATTAAATATCTTCTAGGTTGAATCGGATTTTTATGATGTGAGATTTGATTATTAGTATATGATTTGAATAATTCATATAATTTCATACTTAAAACACAACCAGTTTTATGATAATGAATTGATAAAATAACTTGGTCAGAATACATATACAATATAATTCTATATTTTTATATTAATATTAACATATCGCGATATGATTGCAAAAATACATTAACTCCATATCACCAATTAATATTTTCTAGGATATGCTATCTCTAAAAAACATTCTAATATGTATAATTAAATTCATTGTCTATAAGTTGATGTATTAAAGTATCATCTCTTTTCAATGAAAAACAATTTGACCAAAATTTAACATCATCATATACTTGATTCCAATATTCATCATTGACTTTGATTAATTTTTTAATTCCAATTCTGTATGTATCAAATTCATATGTTGATAATAAATCGATTATATCTTTCATTGGATTTTTTATATTTGGACCCCGGTGGTCATCTAGACAATCACTACATTCAAATATAATATATTTTGTTTTTGGTAAATATTTCTTAAACCCCTTTATTATATTTGTGTCATTTCCCTCTGTATCTATTTTTATAAATTTAATTATAAAATCTTCATCTTTAAATTCATCATATAATACATTTTCTAATTGTTCAACCAATACATTACATATTTTATCACCACCTGAACGTAATCCAGCAACCTGATTGCCTGTTTTATTTTCGGTCTTATTTTTCCAATTATATAACGACGATGTCATAGAAACAGAAGATAAACAATATTTATATAACTTAATATTTTGTTCTATATCTATTTTTGGTTCTAGTATATTAATATTTACAGGATTTGGTTCGAAACATAGTATTTTTCTATTCGGTTCATTACAAATAGTTTTAATATTATGTATGTAATCACCAACACACGCCCCTACATCTATACCTAATATTTGAGATGTTGTATTAATTGGTTTTATATATTTTTTTAAACCAATTAATAATTTCTCATGTCCTTGTTCACCCTTGAATTCTTCTATATTTTCAATATAATATTTTGATAACTCATTCATATATCAATTTATATAATAATACTATTACTATTACGAAAAATAATATTTTGTACTACTTACTATACATAGTGTATATTAACAACACCGTATAATTATATTAAATATAATATAATTTTAATATAATTTTAATATATTATGTTCAATTTTAATATATTATGTTCAATTTTAATATATTATGTTCAATGCTAATATTTATTTTGAGAATTCAAAGATTCTGATAATAACAACTGGTTATTATAAAAATAAAGCGTTTATTAAAAACTTACATAATAACATTTATATATTTATATATTTATACAATTTTATTATAATGTAGAATATGATGTCCCCTCTTATATACAGGAATATGAAGATACAATAAGAGAATATAACACAATCTTTAATACAAGAACTAATCTTATCTTTTGTGCTCCGAATGAAGAAGTAAATAAAATAATATTAGGTATAAACTATACTTAGTTGTATTGAATCATAATTGTTTCATCGATTATAATCTATTTAAAATAACAAATTTATCTAATAATAGAAAATATGATGCTGTTATTAATTCGAGACCATTCTGGTGGAAAAGAGTATATTTAGCACTTAAAATTGATAATCTTGCGTATATTAAGGTTATTTAACACATTTAACACATTTGAAGTGTAAAAGGAACGTTTTTATTATATTGTTGGTATTGTTTCTAATAAAACAATAGTTGAATGTTTATTTAAGTCTTTTAACGAGACACTCATTTTATTGATTGTATCTTTAATATTTTTAAAAACAACTTTCATTTTTGACCGAACTATTTTTATCTTAAATGTTCTTTCAATGAATACTATTATATTTGTTTGTTTATACCCGAATAATAATCCTTTTGCGATTTCTTCATCTATCGGATGTGGAAATAGATGAACGGGATTCCACAAAATATCCATTAATTTTAACGCGTTTATATAATTCTTTTGTGTAAAGAATAAAGTTTTTAGATACATCCCTCCTCTTTTTTTATTATGTAATGCTTTGACATTTTTAGAATTACAATATGAAATAACTTTATTTATTAATGATTTATTAAGTTTTCTAAGTTTATTTTTACCGAGTGTTGAAAAATCTAATGCTGCAAGTTTTTTTTCATTTTTTGAAACACAATAAACATCCGCAAATTCCCCTATTTTGTTTTCTAATGAAATAGATATAGCTGTTTGAGCATTATTGCTTACTCTCCCAACATCGCATTCATATTTCTTTATTGGATCAATTTGCTTATATATTTTTACCATATATATAATTGTAATATAATAAAAACGTTCATTTTTTAACTTTAATTGCTATTTAAAATGGTTCAGTTTGATGTCGGTTATTTAACTTAAATCTGTGAATAATTCACACAGTCCATCATAGAATGTATTAAACTTAATGCGTTTTTGAATATCTTCACGCATTAGATATTCGTGAGTTTCTTTTATCAATTCCATGTTTTGTAGTTTTTTACTTGCTTCATCATATGTATTATAATAAAATGGATAATCCTCCCCTAAGTAATCGACTATCCCTCCTTTTGCGTTTATTAATATAGGTGTTCCACGTGCTATACATTCGATTACCAAATTATTAGCAGATGCATCATATAAATTATTGAATACAATATTTTGACTTAGTAGTTCGTCATACTTCTCATCACTTACTCTATCCATTAATGTAACTGAATTTGGATCAAACCGAATAAGATTACTATTTAATACATATTGTCGTTCACGATTGAACATTTTTTGCTGTGTTTTGTCTTTCAGTCCAATCGCAACCTTTTTATATCCAGTTGTTTCAGGTAATATGTAAATGGCATGTAATTTTCTTAACCACCATCCTATTTGTAGAATCAGTTTATTACTATTATTAATAAACTTATCATAATCAAATTTAATATCTGGAATTTGAGTTGGATGATACAATACTTTAATCGGTATTTTCAAGTTCTTTATTATTGGATGTGCTTGTAGAAATAGAGCATTATAATCTGATAATGTAATAAGCATCTTACATTTTGTTAAACTCATCATAAAGTTTTTATTTTGTAACATTTTCATAAGAGATTGTTCTGATTGAAACCATTTTGGTATGTTTCGCGGATTATGGATTATACCAGTCCAGTTATTTGTATATATAGTAGATGACGCATCTTTCCCCCATACAAATGACCGTTCTATAAATGTGTCTAAAAATATAGGATCATCAGTTGGTTTAAGTCTAGATTGTAATGTATTAACTACATATGACCATCCAGAACGATGACTACCATAATAATGTTTTATCTGGTCTCCTATATGGAAGTTTACACGATTATCATGTGTCATAGTGTGTATTTGTGTTAAGTCCTTTAAAAACCGAATTATTGTAAGGTCGTTTGTTGACATCTCTTTTAGATATATATGGGTTTGGTTTATTAGATCTAAATCATTACATTTCATATTTGCTTCATCGATATTTTCAAAATAAAATGGATAATCTATTCCTAAATATTCTACAACTGCGGGATGTTTATTTATAAGAATTGGTGTGTTATATTTAATACATTCTACTACTAAATTATTGGCAGATGTATCCAATAAATCAACAAACACAATCGATGTTCTCATATATAAATCGTATTCAGAGTCTTCAAGATAATCAATTGTGGTCACTTGTTTAAATTCGTAATCGGTTACATCGTGACATTGGTATCTTATTAACTCTTCAATTTGGTCAATTAACCATGTTTCAATTTTTGTTTTATCTAACATTACTTTTCTACATTTTAATGATTTTAATTTATAAAATGTTCTGTAATTTCGTAACCAGTATCCAATGTGTAATATTTTAGGGTCCACTATAAAATCATTCATTATGAATGATGTCAGTGTATTTGGTATTGGGTGTTTAAGACTATATATGGGAGTATTTGGTAATTTATCTTCTAATAATTGTTTATTATACTTACTCAATGTTATTATACCTTTGCACGATTCTATACTTTTTATAAATGAATAATTCAAGAATATATTATCTATTTTAAATATTTTCATAAAATAAGACGGCATATTGATAGGATTGTGAAATATACCCATCCATTCATTATTATATATATTGTTTTTATCCGAATCCCACAAGAATGTTTTTTCTATAAAAATATCCAATTCCATACCACCTTTTGCAATAGACCCGATTGACTGTTTAACATAATTCCACCCATATCTATGTTTTCCATAATTACATTCTATTTGATCACCTATAACGAAATTTGAAGACACGTCTTTATTTAAATTATATTCTAATGGATTTGCCGCTAGTATAATTGAAAGTTGATTAGTATCACTAAAAGTGTCATTTGAAACAATAATATTATCATATTGTTCTAACAATGGGTCGTCTTTATCAATGTCTTGATTATCTATTATAATAGTCGTATTATAATTCAAATAATTCATATAATAGTAATATTTATGAATATCATCCATCGGAACATTGTATAGTATAATATTAGTATTATGGGTTTTTTCAATTATCAGAATTTTAATGTATTTCAAATACGTCTTGGGTGAAATATCTGTTTCTTGTATTTTAACTATATAATTTCGTTGTAAATCTTCTATTCTATCAGACATATAAATAATCTTATTATAATCAGCATGATATTCATTCATAACATCTTTATAATTAGAAGGAATACTATTTGTTGGGTCAATTATAATAATATTCATTAAGATAAGTATATTTTTTATTGTTTGGTTATATACGTATATGGTTTAATTTTGGTAATAATATACGTTGGCGAGTTGTTAGTACAAAAATATGAATTAAATTTAATAGTAAGTTAAACCAATATGAATCTACAACGCCCCGTTCTTCGTCGTTCCAACTACCGCACAACCAGTGCCCTCGTCAACCTGGTCTATACCATTATGATCAAATACCCGACTGTGTTTACGTCGGTAGACACAAGTATGTTTGACGCGCAGATGGATGCACTGTACGCCAAATATCATGATGTCATCCCGACCAGGACTACTGTTATCCCAACCAGTATAAGACTTGAGGTGATCAAATCCATTGTAGAAGGTCTTGTAATCATTTGTGATCACATGGGGACGCGCCTAGACTTCGCCATTATGATTGAGATCTTTGCTGCCGATGTCTAGTGAATGTGTCTACTTGAGATCTACATAATAATTATAAAGAACTATAACATAGTATAAAGAACTATAACATAGTATAAAGAACTATAACATAGTATAAAGAACTATAACATAGTATACAGTATGGGTATATATCAATATTGTAAATCACTTATTACGTTCTATATGTTGAAAACTCGGTTTGAGAATTCAGCATTCAAATATGATAGTCCGGGATGTATAGATCACGTAGAACATGCAGTAGTCAATGCTAACAATATGTATTTATTTATTACCACTAATAATCGATTTATAAATGAGATGAAAAAGGGATGTAAAAGAGGTGGAAATGACACTAAATGTAAAATAAATAATTTATGTGTTAATGATATATTAAATGATTTTAACACTAGTTATTATAGTTATATAGAATATCCAACTATACTATGTACCCCATTTTCGGAATTTACAAATAATCTAGAAAGTCTATTTATAACTGGTGGTTGTTATCTTGATAATACAACGAATCAAATATGCGACTTACATACATTTAAGTGTTAAGCGATTCATTTTGATTTATATTAAATATGAAAATATATTGTGTATATCATAACAAATATTATATAAGAGAAGATAACTTTTATTTTACATTTATTGGAGTTAATGAAATATATCCAAAAGATAAAACAAATAACAATATACTAGAATATGAATTAGCTAAATACAATCCTTTTTTACAAAAACGAGGATATAATAGTTATAATATAGTCATATTATAAGTTTGTTTTATATTATATTTTTATAAATAAATTTTAAATGACTACTGTATTAAACAAACAACTCTTATTAGATTCACGCGATTTATGTGATATTGATTTACTTCTAAATGGTTCATTCGAACCGGTTAGCACCTATATGGGAGAATTGGATTATCATTCCGTTTTATCTGGCATGCGATTAACAAATGGCAAGATTTTTCCTTTACCAATAACATTATCAACTAACACTAATGTTGAAGTTGGTGAAACGATTCGACTTGTTGATAAATATAATTATCCAATTGCTACTCTTACTATAGAAGAAGTATATTCACCAGATATAGAAAAAGAATGTAATGCCATTTATGGATGTGTTGATGATAATCACCCTAATATTGCTTTATTACTTAGTAGGAAAAATCACAAATATTTGGCAGGGAAGTTAACCGCTATTAATGGAGTCCGTCATTATGATTACAAAGACCTCCGTAGAACACCGGTAGAAGTTAGGGCATTATTTAAAGAACGCGGTTGGAATAAAGTAGTAGCATTCCAAACCAGAAACCCAATGCATCGTTCTCATATGGAATTAACATTATCTTCATTGCGCGAAGCAGGAGAAGGTGCTAAATTACTTATACATCCTGTTGTAGGTGTAACCCAAGAGTGTGATATTGATTATTACACTCGTGTAAATTGTTATAAGAAATTATTGAAATATTACCCGGATGATGTAGTAGAATTGTCTTTACTTAATCTGTCTATGAGAATGGCTGGACCACGAGAGGCATTGTTCCATGCTATTATTAGAAAGAATCACGGATGTACTCATTTTATCGTTGGGCGCGACCACGCAGGTCCATCATATAAGAAAAAAGACGGTTCAACTTTCTATGGTCCATATGACGCACAAGAGTTGGTTATTAAACATTCAGATGAAGTCGGGATACAACTCATCAAATTCAAAATGATTTCATATATTGAAAACCTCGATACTTATTTACCCGCTGATCAAATAACTGCTGATATGGTTGTCAAGAATATCTCCGGAACACAACAGCGTGAAATGCTACGTAATGGAGAACAAATTCCCGAATGGTTTACTTATCCTGATATTGCCGATGAATTACGTCGTAGCACTAGATGTGATGAGCAGAAGGGTGTATGTGTGTATCTAGTTGGATTATCAGGATGTGGTAAAACGACTATTGCTAATCATTTGAAATTGAAATTACTAGAACTAGATAATACTCGGACTATCACTATCCTAGATGGTGATGTTGTCAGGCAGAATTTGAGTAAAGGTCTTGGGTTTTCGAAGGAAGACAGAGGAACTAATGTCCGCCGCATTGGATATGTAGCAAGTGAAATAGTAAAACATAGGGGTATTGTTATATGTGCTAATATAGCACCATTTGATGAAGACCGTGTCTATAACAGGGGTGTAATAGAACAATATGGAAAATACATTGAAGTCCATGTAGATACACCACTCGCAGTATGTGAAGAACGTGATATTAAGGGGCTATACAAATTAGCACGTCAGGGAATTATAAAACAGTTCACCGGAATTAGTGACCCATTCGAAGAATCAAGCAACTGCGATATCAAAATCGGAGGAGTCGATTTAGATGGGGATTTAGAAAGGATTATGGGGTTGTTATAATGGTGTGGTTCACACGGATGTCACCCGGAGTTTTACTCGTTCGCAGCAACGTGGCACTTGAGAACGTGGCACTTGAGAATCTGACCGAGTTCAACTGACGTGATTTTGCCCTGGGCACAATTGGTCATCGTAAGCACAATAACCCGAATGTACGCGACCAGGTCATCAAGTGCCATGGGTGTTGCCACCTGAGCCCGCATTTGTTGTAGCGTAACAGAGTCGACGATGGAATGGTCACCCAAAAGACTCGTGACGGCGGAGATCATCTGCGAGTCGATGATTCCCTCGAGCTGTTGCTTCATAACCTCGCAGGTTACAATTATGTGGAAGTTCCTCTCAGTGAGGTTGTCCTCCGAGTACTTCGTCATCGCATCGATGATAAGTTTCAGGGATGCGTCGGTTACATCTCCCGTTGCGACATGTAAGCGGATCATTTTGTTGATCTGCTTGGGGATGGGGGAGTTCGGGTCACCCAGAGACGTCATGACTGTCGCATGGGATCTGGTCATCATCTCACCGCTGTGCTTTGCGGGCTGGTTTCCCATCGTGGTGAAATGGAATAAATATATATTTACCATCGATTTTTTTTGTTATATGTAAATCTTATCACATGGAATGTCTAGTTTTCAGACCTTAGATGTATATAATATCTATTATTTGGTTATACGTATATTATAAGTTTTCGCGGCGGCGATTGACATCATGTGTGAAGCGGGCGGAGAAGGGTATCCATCCACAGTTTGCGATCGATTTCAGCCATTTTGGCCCTCTCTGTTTCCATGTCGGTATGGAACATGCTGTCCCGACTGCTCTCAGACGCGTATGTTTGGACGCGAAACCGGAACTTCTTACGGTCGAGTGGCATCGTGCAGGATTTGTACATCCTGATGAGCGTTTGAATGTCATCAGGATGATTGTGGTTGATCCCAATCATCGCAACAATTGTGAGATTGTTGACAAAATCGGTG